TAACCTAGAGCTTCTGCTACATCTTTACCTACAAACCACACTTCGTTATCAATTTCTACTGTTCTGACAGTGCCAAATTGTGGGTGAGTGAACACTGTTGGGGGTTCTGATACTGATTTTTCTTCTGTAAAAGTAGCAATATTATTATTTACAAACCAGTTTACTGGCTTCTTGTCAGGTGCCAACTGTTCGAATCCAGAGAAATTGATAATAATATGTTTATGGCCATCTAGGATGATATGATCTATATTTTCCGGTGAAACATGGTATTTTATAGCTTTCCATGTGTCTTTGTATCCACAAATGGCTGCTACATCTTTGCCTACGAACCATGTGGTTCCTTCAATGATAGAGTATCTGAGAGGGATTGAAATTGAATCATTAGTGTGGTATAGTAATGTGTGGGTATTAGTAAAAGTCTTCATATAAAACGCTCCTTATGATTTATAAACTTGTTTACAGGTTAAAGCTTCAAGCTCATCATAGTCATACTCAGTTAAGTGGGAATCTGTAGTATTGATCAGGAATTCGTTGGGTTCGAAAGATGAGAGAAGTGAGTCTAAGAGTAGAAGAGTGTTTTGTACACCTAGATTGTAGCCTTTTACTGCATCTGGAGGTGCAGTAGATAAAATAGCTGATCTGTGGGAATCTAGCTGTTTCTGAAGTTCTTGGGTAAGATTGATACCTAAAAAAGTAATGTCGTTCATATGTGCCTCCTGTGATTTCTATCCCATTCGGGATAAGTGTATTATAGCACTGACCATGAAAAATGTCAACAGAATTTTACAAACTTGTTTAGAAAAATAAAAACAGGTGAATCAGGAAAACATATATAATAAGGAAGAAACTCTGATCTGAAAATCGAGTGAGAGAGATGTGATGATCGGAGAATCTGGGAACATGGATCCGAAATCTGAACTTGGTGTCAAAAAAGCTCTGCATCCCCTGGAAACACTGCATTTTTGCGGCTCTCAGGGCATAAGTACCCCCGGTTTAAAACGTGCGAAAATGCTTATTTTCAAACCTTTAGTGGGCAAATATGAACAGTTTGGACTAATTTTGGCTGTTTTTGACTGAAGTAGTAGGAATGCTATGAATTGTGCAACAGTAAGATGTATCGTTTTACAAACGCCCCGTTTTTAAGGCTTTAAAGCGTAAAAGTAGATAGCCCTAGTATACTTTAATAAATCAGTGTGTGGCATTCGTACCGTAGCAAAATTTTATAGTATTGAAATTTTACAATTGAAAAATTTTGTAGTGATAATACTACAGAATTTTACAGTACTAAAGTAATTAGAATATTCGTGCAATATAGCGAATTGTATTGAATTGTGTCTGGTTTCTCTGATCGAACCATAGTGTTTTTAAGATTGTGAATACAATTTTGCTTTAAAACTCAATGTTTCTGACAATTGTTTTCTTTTGCAATAAATTATCTAATAATTCTTACTAGAAGTTTAACTGTATATACATTTTAACAAATTGAATAGAAAAGAGGCTATAATTTATGTCAAATTATGAATATAACAAGAAATATGCGGAAGAGTGGAATAAAAACAATACAAAAAACATAACTATCAGATTATCAAACTCACAATATGAAAAATTGCAAAACTATTGTGATTCTAACAAAATTGCACGTGCAACTTTCATTAAATCACGTATTGCAGACATAATTGAATAAACTATATATATTATCTGATATATTATCTTTTATAAGACGTATTACTTTGTATAGTTCATCTATACTACTTTCGCTAATACGTCTTACAATCTGTATATAATCACGTCTTGTCATACGTCCGACATACTGTATATTTATACACTGTGTAATACATATTACACTCTGTATGCAGGCAATATGATCTGGACAACCTTTATTTTTCGCTTTAATAGGAAGTAATTTTTCACGAAAAAACTTTTTTTCATGCCAAAAAGCCTGTATTTATGCGGGTTTGCGGGCTTTTGTAAACGTGTAAATAAAATTATTTTCAAAAAAGTGTTGACATTCTATGTAATCCGTAGTAGTATAAACGTGTCGACAGGGAAGAGCAACAAACCCTAGTCGGTGGGATGATGCTTCTTAGGAAGTGGGATTCCCTAGTGTAAGAGATGAAACATCAACTATATAGCCTTGCATGATGCAAGAGTACGCTCTTTGAAAATTGTATAGTTAGCACGTCTACACCTTGATGGGTAGCTTGCCACGCTTGTATTTTCACCTTGATGGGATTATACAGGAACTTTACTTCGGTAAAGAGTAAGAGTGCGAAACTATCTTCATATGCACATCAACAGTCTACGGACTAACTATATATTTTTTTAAGAGATAAACAGGATTATAATTCAGGAGGATAATACTATGAAAAACTTTAAAATTTACATTGCAGGAAACACTGAGAAAGAATTAGTAGCACCAAAACAGGTTATCAATGTTGAGCGGTTTGGTACTGATATTCAACTTGAGTATGACAGACAGCACTATTTACAGTTGTCAGATAAATACGGCAAAGCTGTAGCATCAAGAACTAAAGCCCTTGAAAAAGGTGAAGTTTCTAAGGTTAAAAAAGCTGACCTTGATGCTAAAGTTGAGACAGCTAAAGAGGCTCTTGATACATTCAAGAGTGAACTGGTTGAGCGGTATTCAGAAGATAATTTCTGCCCTAAACCAACAAATAATCGCATTGCTAGTATTTATGTATGGGCTTACTTTAAAACAGGTGGCACATTCACACTGACAGGTATGCACTCACTCTACATCTATGCTAAAGATTATCAGGCTACATACAATGATACAGAGTCATTTGATGCTGACCGCCAGAAAGCCTTCAAAGAGGTCAAAGACCTCTGTAAACAGGTCATTGCACCTGTATTCAACACTACATCTGACGGTGAAGATTCTACATACAAGAACTTCACTTTAGGTGCTACACCTGCATGGGTAGCTAACAATGTGTGCTCTTTTATCTGGGGTTCACTTTCAGCAAGTTCTAAGGGCTTAAAACGTTCCTACGGCAAAGAAGTAGAAGCACAGAGACAGCTGATTCTTTCTTGCCTTGAATACTTAGGTATTCCAGTAGAGGACTCTGTTAAAGTTTCAGCAGAAGAATCTATGGAGACACGCATGGCATAATCGTGCAGATATACTCTGCCTATGACTACCGGTCATAGGTAGGAATATCAACATGATGGGAGGAAAAAACTATGAAACCATGTTCACAGGTTAAAGGCTTCGGCACTAACTTTCACGGGTATGTTTTACCTAAATATTCCCTCTTTGGGAATGTCAATGGCGTACTCTATGTATGTACTAGCTTTGGTTACATACATACTATTTTAGATAAAAAGTCTAAGGCCACTAAGACTAAAGACTTTCCACTGAAAATTTGGAATGGCTATAGATGGACAGTCGGCACGACCGAAGATTACCCATCTATCAAGCGGTATATTGTAGCTTTCATGCGGACTAAAGATTATATTCACGAAAAATCTATACCGTGTCGTAGAGATACTAGAGCTATAGCTTCTATAGTTCCACAGGTTAAAAAACATCCGCAGCCTATGTATGGCTCACGTAGTGGATGCTATAGTCAGGCGCGTGTAGATGGACAGGGTTATGATATTTCATGGGAAGAAGATTCTAAACCTGTCTTTGGGCATGGATTGCCTGTTAAATACGAAACTGGTCATAGAATGCCACCAGCAGGTTTCAATGCTTTTGAAGGGTACACAGACACTCCAGAAGCGAAACGGCGTGACGGTATGAAAGTTAAACAAATTAAATGCAGACCAGGGAAAGTCTATGTTGTAGATTAAAGAGAAAAATTATGCAGATTAAAACATATGCAGACGCTTTAAAAGCGGCAATGGAGGTGCAATCCCTCCATCTGGTTTTAAATTCAGAGGTTATGCCACTCTAAAAGGCAGGAGGAAAATACAATGAAGAAAGCGACTATTTTTAACCGGATTATATCACACGAAACCACATCAGTAGAAATTATTTCCGTTTTAGGCAGAGAACTCTACATTTACAATGGAATTTATTGGACCGATGTACTCAATAAATTTGGCTTCTCTTATACTCCAGAAGCATTCTGCCAGTATATTGCTGACTATGAAGCATGGGTTGAACACAACGGCAGTCCTTGCTTTGAAATTCTGGAAGGCAAAGCAAAATACAGAAAAGCTATCAATTCAGCTAAGGAAAAACTGAAAGAGTTCTTTGATGAATATGACTATAGCTTTTTTCCTGAACTGTACAAATCTCTGTCAGCAAAGGAAAAGGAAGCTGTTGTATTAGTTCTGAGACATTCAGAACTATATGAACATAGTACAGCAAGCATCTTCTTCCCATCCACAAGCGAACTGTCTCTCTTATGGAAGGATTCTGTAAGAAAACAGAAACACAGAACAAGTCTGATAGTCCATGTACAGGGGAACTATTATGACCTTAGTGTCGACATGTTCACAAGCGAAGTAGTAGATTATGTGGACATGGACATCATAGAAGGAAATTTTTAGGAGGAAAATATCATGATTAACTTAAAGAAAACAACAAAGGAACTGGAAGGAATCAACTTCGTAGCATTCAGCAACAACGTAGTAGTAGTGAACACAACTCCACATCCTGTAACAATACAGGACATGGATGGTACACTAATCACTGTACCTACTTCTGTACTGATCAATGCCAAGGCAGAAGAGCGGAAAGTCTCTAATCTGTTTGTCCGGACAGAGTTCGTAGGAACAGAAGAAGGTAAAGAAACAATAGAGAGAATCAAGTCTGTTTACAACAGACAGTTCTCCAATGGAACCCTTGTGATTGTCGGTAGTATTATAGCTGCACAGGCATACCCTGGAGAAGTAGCAGCTATGACACCTGTAGAAGGATTTGAGCGTGTAGCACCAGACCAGAAGAGAATGCGTTGTGACAAGTTCACAACTTTCGCATAAGGAGGGTAATCGTAAAGAAATGTATGAAAAACGTTCTGCTGAAATTGCAGCTAGGAGGAAATCATTATGAACAAGGCAGACAAAGTAAAACAAAAATTAATTAAAGAAGTAGTAATCCCTTCATTGATAGGAGTGTTAATAGCACTCCTTTTTTTATTGGCTGTAGTAAAGCCTACAGGAGCAAGTGAAGACAGCACTCGTCCAATGACGGGCACTGTCTATTTTATTTCTGGACGCTCTGTATCTATTGTGTCTCCTGATAAACAAACGTGGAGCTACAAAGGAAAAGGCTTTTCTGTCGGAGATACAGTATCTTGCGTTGTGTCTAACAACGGAACATCCAAGGCAGCTGATGATTATATTAAATCAGCAGTTGTCAGCGAAGTTGACTGTTTACCTGCGGAAATAGAAGTTGGCTCAGAGGGAGCACTTGTCCACTACGCAAGCGAAACATATTATTTGGAAAGGAAGTAGCGCCAGCATGAAATTAGAAGTATTATATAAAGAGCTGTCAGGAAACGACAGTTTTGAAACACCAGAGGATAGAAAATCAATCTATCTTGATAAGTTAGAGAAACAATATCCAGGAATTTTATGCAGTTTAGCACAATGTATGGTAGTTAAGACTACCGATTTGGATTATGAAGATGAAGGTTTTTACACAACGGAACCTATAGATATAAATCCAAATTGGTGGACTGTGATGACGAAATTCCCGAATGGAGCAATCTGTTTATTCTACAATGGAGCAATGGAACGCTTGAGTATGATCATAGGCGGTAGTTATTATGTAGCTTGTAGCACCGAAAACAGAGTAGTTATTATTGCTCAAGAATATATGTCTTTGGATAGATTTAAGAGGCTTACACAAAGGAAATATAATGATGTAGGTTATTTCTACAATGCAGAATCAGGCAAATTTGCTCTTGTCTAAACTATGCCAATAATCTATAATCTCTGTAGGAGGTTAACATATGCAGAGAATTATAGAACCGGCATTAGCCAAAGCAAATATGTCCAAGACAGAATTAGGACGTAAGATGGGTGTAACGCAGCCAACTATATGTCAGAGAATCCAGAGAGGGAAATTTACTCTGGATGAGCTATGTAAAATAGCTCACTGTATGGGGGCAGAGTTCAACTGTTCCTTTGATTTTCCAGATGGAACTCAAATTAGCACAAGGGAAATCTTGAAAGGAGAGTGATATATGTATTACGTTAGTATATTACACAGAATCCCTTATACTACCGTTGAATATACAACGGAAACCTACTTTATAGATGAAAATGCGGCAAATAATTGGATTGATAATATCTTCATGCCGTATGAATTTCATCCAGATCTATGCACAATAGCAGACAGAGGACCAGCTTCATGGTCTAAAATAGGTGTGCTTTGTGCTGACTAAAGACATCTCGTAAGAGATGTCTTTTTTATTGGAGGAATTAGCTATGACATATAAATATACTACTGTCCGCATACAACGGAAAGAGGCTCTTTTGGGTTGTACAGTACCTAAAGGAGCCTTATTTATTAGAGGCAACGGTCTCCAGTTTATCTGCACAGAGAGACCTAAAGATCCTATGAATATTCCTGTGTTAATGTTTCAGAATGGAAACTGGCACAGAATTTCAGTGTCTGTTATGTATTCCTATCTTGCAAGAGAGATAGTGAATTTTATCTAAAGGAGGAGTTTTGCTATGAATAATGTCTACACTATTCAAGAAATTATGACTTTGAAATTCTGTGAGTTGTCCAATATAGTGTATGAAGCTATCTTAGCAGAACTCACAAGGCAATACAAAGATATGATTGATAGACTGTTGCCAATTTTTGACAAGGCACCTGTATATCAGTTAGACCAGTATGTAGATATCTATAAATTTATAGTAGTTATATAAGATATATAAGAAAGGAAATAAAAATCATGAAGAAATTATTAGCAGTAGTATTAACAACTATGATGATAGCAACCCCAGTATCAGCAGCTCCAACAACAGATGGAGAATACAAAGACCTATATCCTCTGACAGGAATAGTAACAGAGGTTGAGCACATGGAAGATACTGATCTGATTACTATGACAACTGCCAATGGAAATCAATTCTCATGGTACACTGACAGCACAGATGATTGGTTCATCAATGATCTCGCATCTTGCATCATGAACTCCAACGGAACTGATGAGGTCTATGACGATGAAATTGTAGACGCTCACTATGTTGGTACTTTAGACCAACTGTCACAATATACTGCATAAGCAGTATATTTAAGCATCTTGAATTACTCAAAAAGGGGTAGCATGAAACCTAGGGCTACCCGTTTTCCTCCAAGATGTTTAACTATGCTACTTAGAAAGGGAACAATATGTTAAAGAAGGTAACCAGAAGAGAAGCACAGAAAGCACTCATTGCAGGAAATCCTGTATATTTGCTTCCTAATAGAATGCAAGTGGATTCACCTTGGGCACATCCGTTCAGAGTGAAAACTCCTATGTCAGAAGAGAAATTTAATCGTCTGATAATGAAGTACGAGCATGCCTGTTGTACTGTAGATACAGGAACTGGAAGTTTCTGTTATATAGATGCTTGACAAGAGAACGGATGTTTGCTATTATAAACACGTAAATAAAATCGGAAAGGAGAATAACGGTGAGACATATTTATGTAAAGACACCTAATGGTTTAGGTAAATTAAATTTTTATGACGGATCATTATGGCTCTCTCACTACATAGTAGACCATTATAAACATGATCCAAAGTTTTACTCTGGATACTATGAAGGAAGATATATAACTAACGCATCATGCTATAGCAAAAGAGATATCAAATACCTCAGGAAGAGACCGCTGATTGATCTAATTACTAAAAGGAAGGAATACGCCAATGCAAAACATATATGTATACGACCCTTACGGAAAAGTAGGGAAACTGATATGGTATAAAGGTAGAGCGTTTTATTCTTATGTAGTCACTTATAATCATTCCTATGAGTTTTTATACAATGGTTTAATTGATGGTAGAGCTGTTATAAACTGTACGGTTTATAGTAAAGATGAAATCAAGCTCTTGCATAAGGAACCATTGAGACATTTCATAGAAAAGAGGCAAGGCAAATGATAGGAGAATACATTAAAGACCCATTTTATGGGTTAGGCAAAGTTATAAAATTCAGACCTGACAGTAGTGAACTTGTGTACTTTTTCAAAGCAAATGATAACCTACATGATGGTGCAATAGAGCCAGGTTCCTGTCCAGACAACCATGGTTGGTGGTTTGGTTCTGACGACATTAAAAGAATGAAGTACCTTCCTCCGCTAGCATCATTAATAGAGAGGAGGCAACAATGAAAATAGGTGATATAGTATGGCGAAGCAATTCTGGTATGGGAAGAATAATAGATATTAGATCTTCCTCAGCGCCATATCTAGTTTATTTTTATAAAGAAAATAACCGTTTGTATAATGGCAACGATAGAGGCCCAGATTGTCGCTATTGGTGGTGCTTCAGAAGTTCACTTACTCTTGTCCGTTCAGTGTCTTTGTGCAAGCTAATAGAAAGGAGACACAATGAAAACAGGTGATATAGTTTTTCATCAAGAGTACGGTGTAGGCAAAATAAAATTTATTGATGGCTTAGCATATTTAGTTTATTACTATAAAGAAAATCCTTTATTACACAATGGATCTATTGGACCTAATTTCCATTATTGGTGGAGCTATGCTGAAGACCTGAAACTTATCATCTGTCCGTACACTAATAGAAAGGAGGCAACATGGTTGATTTAAGGAAGAAGCTCCGGTCTGGAATGATAGCTGTCACACCAGCAGGAAGCTATCTTGTTCTTACCGATTGCGAGACAGCGAATTATGGCAGTCAAGATTTTTGTATTATTGGACCTGATGGTTTTATGATAGGCAGTAATTACGATGAAAATTTGAGCACTATTCGTGGCATTTGCTCTATAAAAGCTCTATATAAGTCAACTGTAAATGGACTTGCTTATGAAATGAAATACAAAGATAAAGATTTAATTTGGACAAAGGATCCAAAAAATCTTAAAGAATTAATCATATCAAGGAGGTTTTCAAAATGAAGACAGCAAAGGAAAGACTCTACAGAGTTGATTATGCCGAGGAAAAACTCGGTGACACAGTAACTAAGGAGATGATGAATACCAGTGAGTATGAAAAAGGCTACGGAATCATTCAAGCCCTTGAATCATGCGAAACAGACGGAGAACTTGACATATTAGATGAAGTTCTGACTGCTTTATGTGGTCATGGTATTGAGTATCTCACCAACTTAGTAGAATGTGACTGCTAAACTATGAAATAAAATTAGAGCTGTGAAAACAGCTCTTTTTTATTATATAAAAAAGAAAAGAGGAAAACAAAATGGAAAACATCGTTTACAACACAGTTATGAGCAACTTATTAATCTCTGGTACAAAGGCATGTGCAGTAATTCCAAGGGAATTGATGTCTGTCGATCCAGCTTACCAGCGGCTGGAAACACGAAATCATAGAAAAATTAAAGCAATGCATGACAATTTTGATCATATGATTATGGATGCATTATTAGTGGTGCCACATCCAGAAGAGTGCACTTTTTCTATTGTAGACGGTTATGGTCGTTTTATTGCATCAGAAGGTATTTTAGATAAACTCGAATGTGTTGTTATTACTTCAGCTCCCGAAGATCCGGATGAGAGAAGACATTTCGAAGCAAGTATCTTTACAAGACAGAGCTTGTATACTGAAAAAGTTACTCCGCTGCAGATGCATAAGGCAAATCTTATCTTAGGTGAACCGAATGCTGTAGCGTTGCAGGAAGTGGTTGATGAATATAATTTAAGCATTGCAGAAGACAAAGGGGTAAGAAAACCAGGAACTATTGGTAGTTACACATCCGCTTACAGGATAATTAAAGCAAAAGGTAAGATAGCTTATGAAAGTATTATATCTACTTGTTGTAAAGCTGGTTATAACTTATCAGGAGATGGATTATGTGACAAGATAATTAGGAACTTATATAAAATTTATTGCTTCTACGGAGATATTGGATTAGTAAAAGTATTGCCTATTATGAGAGGAACTGAGCCAAGTACACTTAAAGCAAAAGGAATAGCTGCTTATCCAGAAAGAGTTGAATTAAGTCTTGCTCTCTACCTGCAGGACTATTTAGTATCTCTTGGCGAGCCTAAACAGTTTAACGAGAAAGGAAAGAAAATTTCTTAAACAAGTTTGTAAAAAGTATTGACAAGTTTTACAAACTGGTTTATAATGCAGTTACAGTTAAGAAAGGAGAAAACAAATGGCAACACTTATTAGTTTTTATAAAGATAATAAAATTACCTCATCAGAGGTAGAATCTAAGGACATTGATATTGTCCTTGGTTTCCTTTTCAAAAACTATGTCTTAGGAGAAGACATCACAGAGAACTTTGATTCAAAGTTTCTCTACATCGAGGACAGCAAGTTTAAAATGAAACCTCTAAACAAGAAAATAAAAACATTTTCGCAAGAAAAAGAGGATTCTGTAGAGGTTCTGATTCAGTTTGAGGAGCTCGCCAAAGGATACGAAGCAGCTTATATCTTTGACCAGTATGAGGTATTCAAGTTTGAAAACGGTGACTATAAAGATCTGGATGAGAGAGATTATAAACTCTCCATTTGTAAGCACTGCGGAAAGATTATTTCCGGATCTTTAGTCAATGATTATTGTCCAGAATGCTTCGTAACCTATGGAGTACAGGAAGTGTTTGAACAGATCCAGTCAGACGACAAAGAGCTATATACAGAGTACGAGACAGTATCAAAAGTAATGAATACTGTTGAAGCATTCTACGAAAAAATCAAAGACAAGGGAACTTTAGCTGTACAGAGAGCAAGAGAAATTTCTGAACAGTACTTAGGAAAAGAGCAGATTCCTGAGGATCTCTATGAAACAATTTTAGGAGGATTTGTAGCATGAATAAAGAAACAATGAAACAGGGTATGATTAAGGTTCTTAATATGTATGATATCCCTTGGGGTAATTCAGCCATTGACAAAATTATCAACACATGGGCAGACAACAAGGCACCTTTGATTGAGTTATTAAGACATCATCCGAATTGGAATGATGAAAAATGCTATGTAGCATTTGATCAGAACATCAAGGGACAGCCAGACGAGGAGAAAATTTATAATTTCATTAATTGGATGATTAACAAGAGAAGATACACAGATGCTTTGGATGCATTGAGATATTATAGAGAACAGCTTCTGGATGAACGAACAGCTTCTTTAATTAAAGAATGCTATCCTGATATTAAAGGTATTTCAGCAGGTCAGAAAACCTCAAGAGCAGTGAAGAAAATCTGTACACTTATAGGTATTACTTCTGATACCTATTCAGATTTTGAAAAGAGGTATGCCAAATATTCAGATGCAATCAATCCATTGGATGTTGTCCGGCACACTATCCTGTCAGTTAATCCAGTTGATTATCTGTTGTCCTCCAATGGAAATAGCTGGTCATCCTGTCATACACTTGATAAAAACAATCCTAATGGTTACTCAGGATGCCATTGTTCTGGAACAATGAGTTATCTTCTTGATGGAACTACAATGGTTTACTATCAGGTAGATAAAGAGTACGACGGAAATGACTTAGAGTTCGAGCCGAAAATCATCCGTCAGTTATTCCATTATAAAGATGGAATCCTTGTACAGGGAAGACTCTACCCTCAGTGCAATGATGGTAAAAACTCACTGTACACTCCAATTAGAGCACAGCTTCAGAAAATCATCGCTGATTGTTTGGTGGCTCCTAACCTTTGGAGAAAGAAAGGTGGCACCTCTGCTTGTTGCTCAGTTATTAATTCTGAAGGTACCCACTACAGAGATTATGAGTGCCAGAACGAGTGCTCAGTAAGTAAGATTGTCAAAATGATTCCCAAGGGAAGAGTAGATAATAGGCATATGACAGTTGGACATGATATCTACTGTGTAAGATGTGGGGATTGGCATGATATGGATAGCACTCTTCTTTGTGAGGATTGTTATGATAACTATGGTGACAGTGGATCTCATAGATGTTGTGATTGCGGTGATCGCTATGACGAAGATGAAATGTACTGTATCAATGGAGAATGGTATTGTAGTGGTTGTTCCACTTATTGTGATTACTGCGGTGAAAGAGTACCCAATTCGAGTATTCATTATTACAGGGAGTTAGATGAGGACATCTGTGATGAATGTATCTCTGAAGATTTTTCCACTTGTGACTGTTGTGGAAAGTTAACTAACAATGATGATTTGACTTATATTGAATCTACAAATGAAAATGTTTGTGGCAGATGCTTAGAGAACAAATATGCATATGTAGATACTGAAGATGAGTATTATCCCATTGAAAAAGTAAATACTTGCGTATGTGGACAAACTTACTTAATTGAAGAAGGTGACAAAGGACTTTGTCCAGACTGTATAGAAGAGGAGACCGGAGATGAGTAAAAATAAATATAAAATTACAGAATTAGAAGAGATTTTGAGAATGAAACAAATGACTTTAAAGAGTCACCTGGAAGCCAAGTTGGAAGCAGCAGGTTATGAGCCTAAATCAGAAGATGGATTCCTCTATGCTAAGGGAACTTTCCCAGTACTCTTAGTTGCTCATATGGATACAGTACATGAAGAATGTGTCCAGAAAATCAAATACACTGGAGCAATCATGTCTTCTCCTCAAGGGATTGGGGGAGACGACCGGTGTGGCATCTACGCTATTCTGCAAATTATTAAAGAGTATCATTGTTCTGTATTGTTTACAGAGGATGAAGAGAAAGGATGTATCGGTGCTGAGAAGTTTGCTGTAAGTGACTATATAGTAAACAATGATATAAATTATATCATTGAAATTGATAGAAGAGGGACCAATGACTGTGTATTCTACTCTTGTGACAATCCAGATTTTGAAGAGTTCATAGAGTCTACTGGATATTTCAAAACAGCATGGGGTTCTGTGAGTGATATATCAACAATTGCTCCGGCACTCGGTGTAGCAGCAGTCAATTTATCTTCTGGTTATTTCGACGAACACACTACAAGAGAAACAATCAATGTAGAGGCATTACTTTCTACAATTGAAGAAGCGAAAAAGATTCTTGCTTTACCATGCGAGGAACCATTTGAGTACATTGAAGCTGCCTATGGTGGTTATGGAAACTGGTGGAGAGATTGTGATGAAGAAGCATCACCTATTAGCACTGATTACACAACAGCTTATACAGATGATTGTACTTATATATTCTCGAAAGAGGAGAAGGCAAAGAAATTCTTCCATATTTATCTTCAGACTTACAGCGGAAATGAAATCTGTTGTGAAATCCTCGCAATAAATGAAATGGAAGCAATTGGTATGGCTTTAAGTCATTATCAGTATTATTCTGCTTGTGACATTATTGATATAAAATCACAGTAAAGGAGGAATGTTTATGCCAAAGTATATGATTGACCTCTAGCCCACTAAGAGGTTTTCATATAAATTACAACTGAATATAGAAAAATTACAACTGAATATGGGTAAAGATTAAAACAAACAACAAAAAACAAATTTCAAACAAGAATAGGAGATTATGATTATGATGAACACAACTATTATTACAAAAATTATGGCAGCACTTGGACAGGACGAGCTTAAAGAACTCATCGGAGCACTTCAGGGAATGGTCTCTGCACCAGAGACAGTACAGAAACATTGGGAGCCAACAGAAGGTGAGCAGTACTTCTATCTGTGGGGTACAGGCAAGAAAGATGGCGGAGTATTCACAGCAGAGAACCAGAAAGATGTGATGCGTTTAGCAGTAGGCAACTGCTTCAAGACTGAGGAAGAGAGAGATGCAGCCGCTGAGTATCTGATGATTGTAGCAGAGCTGAAACGCTTCGCCATTGATCACAACGATGAGATCGACTGGGACGATCACTCTCAGAGAAAATACAAACTCTGCTGGAACAGAGAGACAGAGAAAGTTGATTCCACATGGAGCAGAAGAAAAATTACAGATGGTATTTACTTCAGCTCTCATGAGGTAGCAATGGCTGCTGTCGAAGCTGTAGGAGAGGATAGAATCAAAAAGTTCTATCTTCCAGATGCTGAGTAAACAATAAAATAAACAGTTCTCTTGGGGTTCGACTCCCCAAGAGAATTATCAAGGAGCTATTATGGAATTAGATAAGTTATTAAAAAAGAGAAGCATAATAAGCTGCACAATCAAGGACGGGATTTGTATTGTACAGTATGCTTCAAAGGAAATGAAACTATTAGATATATCAGGTATGGGTATTGTAGAAGTACTTGATTTTATATTGGAGGAATAAGATGAAAGTTGGAGATAAAGTAATAGTTGATCCTAGATTGCATGGATGCATATGGTGTATTCCTGTGGAAGAAGTTAAAGGAAAAATTATGACTATAATATCCATAAATAACCCTAGAGGTTTTGAGGCTTATTGTTGTGTTAAAGAATCAGGATATATTTTTAAGTTGGATATGTTTATTCCTGCAGAAGGTACTTTATTTTTAGCTATCCATGAAAGAAGGCAATATGAAGAGAGGAGATAAAGTAATTTTTAGATCTAATACTCCTCGTATTCTATGGGGCGTAGATATAAATTATTTATTAGGAAATATATGTACCATAAAATCAATTATAGAACTAACTTCTAAAACTTTTGAAAGAAAAGCTTATGAGTTAGAAGAAGCTAGTGATTATTGGTTTCCAGCAGAGGAATTCATTCCTTACAAAGGACTAACTGTACTAATTGATAAGAAGAGGAAACATGAAATATAAAGTTGGAGATAGAGTCATGGTCCGGACAGATTTAGTTGGTGGGTTAGAATATCCTTATTCGAATCCGGCACGCAGAAAGTTATATTTTGCTTCAGCAATGGAAAAATTCCGTGGAGAGGAGTACGAGATAGTAGCATCTTTAGATGATTATGGGTGTGAAACTTATAGTTTATCTCTAGGAGAAGAGGAATCTAAGTGGGTGTTCAACGATGCAATGTTGATACTTGTTGATGGGTTAAGGAGCTTGATATGCAAGAGAAATATAAAATAGGAGACATAGTAAGAGTTAGAAGTAATTTGAAAGGTAATACAAGATATTATTATGATGGTAGTGATAATGAATATTTGTTTTTTAACATTGCCATGCAAAAATTCTGTGGCCATGCATATAAAATCATAGATAAAGTTTCATCATTTTATCCTGGCTATGTTAACTATAGACTAGCACTAGGAGATGAAACATGCGAGTGGGTTTTCAGTGACATAATGTTAGAACCTGTTCAGTGTTTAGGGGGACTTATATGCAAGAGAAAAAAGAATTAAAAGTTGGAGATTGGGTTCGTGTAAAACGTAACCTAGCAGTTCATGAGATAGGGGTGAAGTATCTCGGAAAAGTTTATAGAATCAATAGAATAAGTTATACAGGTTACTATCTATCTGGTACTCCAGAAGGATACTGGTACAGATCATCACTTATTCCAGTAGGAAATTTAAGTAGACTTGTAGAAATTAGAAAGGAAAATCATGAGATATAAAGTCGGAGACAGAGTAGTGATTAGAAAAAATTTAGTTAGCGGGTGGTATTACCATTATGAAAATTCAATGGGAAGATTATTTTTTAACAGCCACATGTATAAACTTTGTGGAAAAATTTGTGTAGTAACTAAAATTACAGATCTTGTATTAGATGAATATTTCTTATCAATAGATGATGAAGAAGTATCATGGTATTTTAACAATGCAATGTTACTTCCGGCAAATAGTTTGAGATATTTAGTAATGACAAGGGAGGCGACCTCATGAAAATATATGAACTTCATCAAGACGTATCAGGCAGATGGTTCGGCTATTGTGAAGAGACAAAAGAGTATACACCAAGCTTCATCAAATGTAAAAATTTGAAAAAAATGCTTATCTGGAAAGGTTGGGGGTGGAAATGATTGAACTTAGAGACTGTATTGTGGGAGTTAAAGATGAAAAAGAATATGAAAAAGTAATTCAGATTGCGAAAGAACAAGGATGTGAGTGGAATTCTGGAGACTCTTTAGATTATATCTACTGTACATTTCCAACAAGATTGTTTTTTGATAAAAGAGGAAGGGTCACATTTGGGGGATATCATGAAAAATATTGTGACTATCATTGTAAAAATTTGATGAGTAGATTACGAGAATTGATAATTATAAGACAGAAGGGAAAGTTATGATTGATTTAAGAGATAGCACAGTATTAGTTAACAATGTAGAAGAATATATAGCTGTGACTAAAATTGCTAAGAAACAAGGCTTTAGATGGGCGAGTTGGGGCCCCTTTAAGTATAGTCCTTTGTGAGTTTCCAACGAGACTAGAATTTAATAGGAAATATGAAACATATTGGGGTTCTAGTCGTGGAAGATGTGCACGAGATTATCCTAGATACTTGGATATAATTAAAGGAGTGCGAAGACTCATAATGGTCAGAAAGGAAACGTAAATGATAGATTTGAAATGTTATACTGTTTTGGTGAATAATAAAGCAGAATATATAGCGTTAATCAAAGAAGCGCAAAAGCAAGGTTACACATGGGCGGATGGAACTGCTTTAACCAATATATTTTGTGATTTCCCAACAAGATTACGCTTTAATGGAGAGTGTAAAGTATATTATAATTCTTCCGCCTATTATTATAATCGTGATTACAAGTGCAAGGAAATAGTTGGTGCATTAAGAAATATGATATTGAAAAGAAAAGAGGGACAACTATGTTAAAAGAAAAATTATCTATTGAGCGGAAAAAGGCTGTAATGATTACAGCCGATTTTACAGCACCTACAACAGAAAGCTATGCAATGGCATGGCTAAAACTGTGCAACAACGCAAGAGAGTACAAAGACGTTATCTGGAGAGTAGAGAATGATTCAGGAAATAGGGTATATGTCTGGTGCAATCCAAAGTATAAAGAAACAGTAATAGAATTCCTCACAGGAATAGTTTACTATCATCAGGAAGATAAAGGGCCTACATCAGTAGGAAAAGTTATTGAGGCAGAAGATGTTACAGTTGGTTTCCCGGTGTATGAATATGAGAGTACATGTTCTTCACATGAAGAACAATGGGGCATAGATATTGATAATTCAATTATGTTTTGGGGAAGAGTTAAAGAAATTTTTTATTGAGGTGATTTTATGAAAAATAGAGAAAAATTTGCCAAAGAATTTTCTTAATCTGCTTTTACCAAAAAGTAAATATATTGCAAGAGATAGGAACAATAAACTTTATGTGTACACTGAAAAGCCAAAACGAGTGATGGGTTATTGGGGCTGTCCAGACGGTAGTTATCAGATATTAGCAGATATTTTTGGTAATATGTTTGATTTTATTAAATGGGAAGATGAAGAACCTTGGCGCATTGAGGATTTGAAAAAACTGGAGTGTGAGGAATATGAGACTGATTGATGCGGATGCAATGAATGAAGAGTTATTTTACAAGCAAGTTGGAGGAAAAGACAGTTTAATTACGGCAGAAAGTGCGTTTAAAATGATTGATGCGCAGCCGACCGCCTATGATGTGGAAGCAGTTGTGGAGCAGTTGGATACATACATAACAAAACTGGTTGGAAGAAATGCTGCGCTATATCAGACGGTTATGCAAATCGTGAAAGGTGGTGGAAACTGAATGAGCAAATCAATATTAGTGATTGATACACCAGAGCATTGTAGCGATTGTCCATTATTAAATGAGGCAGATGAATGTATGGTACAAGATAAAGATGCAAATTTAAACGCCGGTGATTCATGGGATAAATTAATAAAAGGGTGCCCATTGAACCCGTTGCCGGAGGAGAAAAAAAGAGGAATATTGGAGAAGTAAACTTAGTCTTGCATGGATTCGAGGTTGGAACACTTGTATTAGCAAAATTAAAGGAGGAAACGCAGATGGTTGATTTAAGAAATACATGTATCTTGGTTAAGACAGAAGAAGAAAATGAAATGCTTCTCAAAGAAGCTGAGAAACAGGGATTTCATTGGTGTTCGGAAGGCAATTGTAAACCATTGCCAGGACAACATTTTCCAGATATTTTAAAATTTTGTAATAACAAAGATGTGGTGCACAGCGTACGTATCGGAGTAGAGTGTGATGCTTTCTACGAAGCTTCAGAACTCCTCGGGACAAAAGAAATGACGGCAAGAGAGTTTGCTAATCGTATTGCAGATATACGCAATTGTAGAGGATGTAACTGTTCAGAATGCGTATTGAGTGAAAGCAATACTAGGTGCAAGAAGCATTTGTGTGATATATATAATTGGGAAGATAATATAGATGAAGTTCTTGAAATTGCAAAATCAATAAGACTTACAGTCCCTTCACCCGAAGAGAAAGCAATTAGCACGATTGAAAAATTTATCGAGAATCCAGATCGTGCAGCGTTAAATGATGAATTTGTTGAATCTTTGAAGTTGGTGGTGGAGAAATTGAAAGAGGTAAAAATAGATGGAGAGATTAACACTTGAAGAAGCTATTGTCCATGCAAAAGAAGTAGCGGAAAAGAATTATAGAGGTGCAGATTTTGAGTCAATTGATTATATAGATGATGATATAAAGACTAATTGTATAAAATGTGCGGAAAAACATATGCAGCTTGCGGAGTGGCTTGAAGAATTAAAATCTTACAAAGAAGCAGAAGAACAGGGCTTGCTTGTGAGGCTGCCTTGTCCTGTTGGTACAACTGTATGGGACATATGCGGCATGGATATTCGGGAAAACGTGGTATGTGGAATTGAATGCGGCAAAAATGGTAAACAGTTTTTGTGGGCAAATCATGATGAGTGGCTCGGGGAATTAAATGATTTGGTATTCCTCACCCGTGAAGCAGCAGAAAAGAAGCTGGAAGAATTTTAAATTGGATGCTAATACAAGAAAATTTATATCAATGGGGGAAAATCAATATGGATAAATTAATAGCAAAAGAAGTAGAATTTAACGGAGATATTCTTAAAGCAGCACAGGATCCTGATGGAAATATTTGGGTTGGTGCTCGCTGGGTATGTGAAGCTATCGGTTTAGATGATAACCGGATTAAATATGAAAGAAGAAAAATGCAGACGGATTCAGTAATTTCAAAGGGGGTACAAAATTTTACCCTCCTTACCAATGGCGGGAATCAGAATGTTATGTGCTTACAGTTAGACTATCTGCCATTATGGTTGGCTAAAATCTCAATTACTCCAACTATGAGAAAGGAAATGCCGGGAATAGCAGAAAAACTTGTAGCATATCAGCTCAAGGCAAAAGATGTATTGGCAGCAGCTTTCCTTGAGAAAAAAGTTAATAATCCAAATGTTATTCAGTTACAGCTTCCGGATTTTAATGACAAAATTGAAGTACTAGAAAGAAAAGTAGATAAAATCTTTGAAGATATGGGGCGTTTAGCTTCTATGATGGTTCAAGAGAAAGCTGTTACGACACCTCTTCCAGTAAAGAAAGTAGAGGATCCAGGTAAAAAATGGAAAAATGATATGTACCAGATGATTGATGCTCTTACCACTTGTGACAAGTTCTCTGATCGTGGCTCTGTAATGAAAACTGTATATAAGTATATGAATAAAAACTATGGTATCTGTTGGGATCAGGAAGTGAAGGATTACAAAGAAAAGTGTAATCCAGTAAGTAAATTTAGTACTTATGATGTTGTCTATGCCAATGATACTTTGAGATCTATCTTCAGTGCTGCGTTAGGAGATCTCTATGAAAAATATAAATCAATCTGTAATCAGGATGCAACAGATTCTATTATTGCTCCTCTCGTAGAAAAATATGGAGACAAGAGCAACGGAGGAATGGTTACATACAGAAAAGTATATAAAAAGATGGGAGAAATGAGTCAGATCAATTGGCATAATTTAGAAGTTCGTTATATTAACAAACATGGCAAAGTAGGAGCAAGAAGAAAGAAAATCATTTCTTCTAATCCGGAAATGCTGAGAAAATTTAAGAATGCAGTTGATGTCATGATGGTTGGGTAGATTATGGTAAAGATAGGAAAGAAATATAAAGTTCGTTCTTGGGATGATATGGAAAGAGAGTTCGGAACCGCTCAAACTGGGGATGAAATATATATACCATGTTTGGCATTTTTTGTTAAAGATATGTGTAGATTTTGTGGAACTACTATAACTGTTTCATATTTTATATACAACAATGTTTTTAGAATCGAAGAAGATAACGGTAGATATATGTGGTCTACAGACATGATCACACCATTAGGAGATTTATATGAAGCGATACAAAGTAGGAGACATAGTTCAGATTCGTCAATGGAATGATATGGTTAAAGAATTTGGTGTTAATTATTATGGTGTTATTCGATGTAACAATTGCGGTTTTGTAAGAGAAATGAAAAAATATTGTGGCCAAAAGTTGCGGATACGTGCTATACAGAAATTTGATGACATCCATTATTATTTGAATACTGCAGATACATGGACTTTTACAAGTGAGATGTTTGAAAAAGGAGACTTATCAATGTTAATCACAAGGAGACAGGAATGTATAAAGTAGGACAGAAAGTAAGAGTTAAATCTTGGGGGCAGATGGCACAGGAGTACGGAGTTACAGATGGAACTATAGACACGCCATCAAGTTTTATTCCAGATATGCGATATTTTTGTGGGAAAGAGTACAGAATTAAAGCAATATATGATCCCGTTAATAACATATATGATTTAGAAACTATTACGGGAGACGAAGATGAAAATAGAGAACTGCTTTATTTCTGTTGGGATGAAGTAATGCTTATTCCAATCGCTGGGAAACTAGAAACTATGATTAAGGAGAGAAGAAAAAATGTATAAATACTATGATAAGAAAAACAACTTTGTAGAAACATTTAATCCGGAGACAGGATTCTATATCCGGTCTGATGATTTGACAACAGGAAAGGAACCATTTATGAGAAATTTTCCTGCTTTGTTAGATATTGGTGTTATGGGACATTGCGTCCATGGGGCATCTGGCTTGTGTATTCAGTCAGGGGTTCAGTGTTATCAGAATGGATTACACACACAGGAGCCTAATATGTCCCTTGAGAATTTCAAGAGAATAGTAGATGAATGTAAAGGAAAAACATTTCAGTTTGCTCTTGGTGGCAGAGGAGATGTAGACCAGCATGAAAATTTTGAAGAAATCCTTAAGTATTGTTGTTCACAAGGGATTGTGCCAAACTTTACAAGTTCTGGTTTAGGATTCAATGAAAAAATTGTTTCCTTATGTAAAGAATATTGCGGAGCCGTAGCTATATCTTGGTACAGAAGTGAATATACACAGAAAGCGATTGATATGTTAGTATCTGCAGGAGTTACTACCAATATTCATTATGTCCTTGGACGGAATTCTATTGATGAAGCTATTGAACATTTGCAGCAGGAAGATTTTCCTGATGGTATCAATGCAGTAATTTTCTTGTTGCATAAGCCAGTAGGCTTAGGAACTCAGGCAAATGTATTGTCTCCTGATGATGAAAGAGTCAAAGAATTTTTCTCTTTGATTGATAAACATGATTATAAATTTCAGATTGGATTTGATTCATGTTCTGTGCCTGGACTGTTGAATTTTACAGAAGAGATTTTAAACTCTACTCTGGAACCATGTGAAGGAGCAAGATTTTCTGGTTACATTACGTCAGATATGAAAATGCTGCCGTGTAGCTTTGACAATCAGGAACTTAAGTGGGCAGTTGATCTTAATAAGCATTCTATTCAAGAAGCATGGGATTCAGATGTGTTCGATGATTTCAGAAGCCATTTCAGGAATTCTTGTAAAGGTTGTAGCCGTCAGTGCGATTGTCTAGGAGGTTGTCCGATCAGAAGAGAAATCGTCTTATGTACAAAAGAGGAGAAAGATTTATGTTAGTACAAATAGTAGGGTTGAGTGTTGTATTGGTAGCAACATTAATAATTTTGTTTGTTTGTATAAGTGGAAACATAAATTTGAAAATGGAAGTAGATAAATTAAAAAGACAGAATGACTCTTTACGCTTCAATATCATATGTGTATGTGAAGAAAATAAAAGGCTTGCAATAAAACTTAAAAATCCCCAAATTATTACACCATCTTTAGAAATAGAAGAAGCTGTTCATTACGCAATGGTTAAAGCTCATCCTGACAATGGAGGTAAACAAGAAGATTTTGTAAAGTTTAGAAAACTATATGAAAGGATAAACAATGAATCTAAGTAAACTTAAAGTTCTTAAAATTGGTGGTCACTATAAAGTAAAACCGTTTGATCGTTTAATAGAAGAATATCGGCCGCAGGAAGAGGATGGAATGCCAATTGTCATCTGTGGCTTCAATGAACAAATGAAAAAACTATGTGGTCAAAAAGTTACGATACATAGCGCATTTGAAGGACATGAAAATAAGCTTTATCATATAAAAGAAGCAAGATATTGTTGGAATAGTCAGATGTTAGAACTTCCTTTAAGTACATTGATTTATAGGAGAAAACATGGATAGATATGAAATATATTTCAAGTTAAGGGAAATCTGTTCTGGACATTTATGCACTAATTGTCCAATAAGTTTCATAAATTCCAAGCATAAATGTGGCCATAGTTATGGGTATTCTTTAGATGGGAATCCGATACCATTATCAGAAGCTTTGAAGTATTACTCTATTATATATGGAGAACACAATTTGAGGAATACTATAGAGAAAAGAAAGGAGAATTATAGACATGAAAGAAGGGTATAAATTAGAGGACACTATTATTCTCAATGGAAAAGTAGGGTGGGTAAACACAGGAGATGTTGCTGATAGCATTATTGGAATACAAAATATTCAGAAAGTAAAAAGATTTTCTGGTGAAGAAATTGTTGTATCTAATAATGGATTTGCTTTTTCAAAAGAAATGGAAAGTCGATGCGGGTGGCTTGACAGATATGCAAGTATTCAAATGCTTACAGGAGATACACCTATTGATATGGATCACATTGATGAGACAAAGATTGCATCAATGGAAGGAATCACTGAGTCTGAATATTATCATCGGTATAGTGATTATACTGGATATCTTTGGACTGAAGAGGAATTCAAATGTGGTGGTCATGATCTGTTAAAAATCTTAGAAAGGAACATGGGTAAGTATATCCATATAGAAATTGAATTATATTCGAGGTGTTAATATGACATTTGAAGAAGCTAAACAGCGTCCGGATTATCGTTTTAGACTCACCGGAATCCAGCTTTTAATAAGAGATATAAGAGAAGAACATTTAGAAATTAATCTCGATAATGGTCCTCTTATAGGGAAAGCTGTGTTAGAAATAGGGTATGTTGATATTGAAGTAAACATTTCTGTTCTCGGAATGTTTAACGAAATACCAACATATAAACCGACTATTGAATATTTTACTTGTTTAAAAACGGAGAATGATTGGGAGCCCATTGAATATATTGGGACTGGAGCAGATGTGGATTGGTGGAGTAACAGATGGAAAGAAGAGTTGGAAGAAGATATGTTTTTAGCATTAAATGAATATGTGGAAAGTGCAGGACTCAGCTATGATGAACCAAATTGAAGGAGGAAAGAAGAATGGATAAAGCTTGGTTAGAACAGAAAACAAAAGAATGTGAAAGTGTTCGTCCTGAGATTGAAAAAATACTTAGGAATAAGCTGCATTTGGATGATAAGGAATTTGAGAAAATCATGGATTGTCTCGAATCTCCTTGTTATACTACTACAATACATGAATTAGACATGGTACTTATTATGAAATATGTGGATGATTCTACAAAAACTTATGAAGAATATAAAGAATTATCAGAACTTACAGGAATTGAAGAGCTGTTTTATAAATACACCAAGAAAAATTGGATTGATGCATATTTAGATGGAGAGCCAATGGAATTTGATGGAGATATTATTATCACAGATCCTTGTTATATCATGAAAGAAGATGATGATTGGGCAACATGTGCCTACGGAGAGAATATGGAAGCACTTGGAATAACTCACTATATGACAAGAGATACTCTCTATGGAGATTGGAGTTGTACTACTTTTGACAGTGATACAAAAGAAGCTATTGGTGAGTTTTGCGCAGATGCTGGTTTAGTGTCAGTGTTTTTATTAGATGAAGTTTTGAAATATAATCCGGAATTTGATTATCATTTAAAAAATAAATGGATGGCTACTTGGATTAAAGACTTCAAGGGAACTGTGACATTTGTTGTTAAACACATTGATGGTTATTATGAAGAAGATACCGATTACTGGAAGAAAGGTGACTACTGGGAAGATTATGTTTTAGAAGTAGTAGGACATGGCATTAACAAGGTTACTGGTAAACCAATTAACTTTGTTGGAAAGCAAACGGGTTTATAATATGATTCCGAATAAAAAAGGTTTGCAAGTTATTATGAAAAACACTTTTACTCCAGGATGGGAAAATAGAATTTTTACATTAACTGGAGAAAAACAAATAAATGATTGGGTGAATGTCTACTATCTAGTAATGGAGAATGTTAATCCTGTCAATAGATGTTTTATGGTGCCGCTGAATTCGTTAAAATTATTAATTTTAAATAAACAAGAAAAGGAGAACTAAAATTATGAAAATGAGCTATGATGTACAGGTTGAGGAGTTAGGAGCAAATAGAAGAGGTCTCGTTACTTCAGAAGAGGGAAGAGCTATTGTTGAGTTTATGAAAACAAGTAGAGCCAACATGTGCTTTGAGTACGATGATGAGGCTGAAGCTAAAAGAAGAGCTTCTGCAGTAATGAATTGTTGCAAGAGACTCAATGAAGAAGGCGAAAAAGAAGTTATTAAATACGCTAAACGTGGAAATAAAATCTACGTCATTAAAGTGACGGAATAAGGAGGAGTCTTATGTTAGACATTAACAAGAGAGTGAGGTGTGAAGGAACAACTGTTGCAGAGATGATTGAAGCTCTGCAGCGGTTGCCTCAGGATGGTATTGTCTATTTCACGGGGAAAAAGAAAGGTTATATTCACTGTGATCCAGAGAGTAAAACAATAGATTTTGACACTGATGACCTTAGTGCTATGTATGAAGAGGTTTCAGAAGAGCCTAAAGAGTTCTATCTGGTGTGTATAGATACTTATATCAAAGAATATGTAGCCATAAAAGCACAGAATAATTTTGAAGCCGAAGCAAAAGCACGAGATTTAAGCCAGATAAACTTTAATGGAATGAATAAAGAAGTCTATGTTTGTGCTACATGTAATGCTCATACAAAAACTTATGCACAAGAACACAATTACAGAATTATAGAGGAGGACGTATGAAGTTAAGAATAGGTTTTGTAACTAATAGTTCCTCATCCAGTTTTACTATTGCTAAAAGTGATTTAACAGATGAACAGATTGAGAAGATTAAAAATTACTTTGAAGCTGCAAAAAAAGTTGGAATGAATGATTTCGACGATTTGTGGGATATTGATGAAACAAATTTTAATATTAATGGCTTCACATGCATGAACAATGGTGACATGTTGAAGTTTTTGCGATTAATTGGTGTGGATAGAGACAATATTGAATGGGAGGAATTGTCATGAAGATTAGAAAAGGATTCGTAACTAATAGCAGCAGTAGTAGTTTCATTCTTGGTTTTACAAGCGAAGAGAATATCAAAAAAGAACTGGAAGCAGAGGATCTCAAAGAATATTTTGATGAAGTCCTGGAAGATGTAACAAGAGGTATAAGACTGACTAAAAATGAAATTCTGGAGGAATACTCAGAAGAAATTTATTATGATACTCTTTGGGAACTAGAAAATAGGCTTGATGTACCTTATGGTAAGAGGTTTGAAATTCGAAAAACAAAAGAGTTTCAGGATGAGCTCAATAGAGCAATAACAGATAGGGTGTCTGAGCTAGAGGAAGATATGAAAGGTTACTCTGTATTTGTAGAAATTGACTATTCGGATAATGATGGTTTTAGATACTCAAACTTAGAACATTACATTGCACCGAATATGAATTGTTGTCTTGCTGTTATTAGTCATCATTAAAAATGTAGCTATTAGAAAGGGTGTGGAGAAAATGGGAAATTACTATGAAGGAAAATTAATTTTCGGATTGAAAAGAAATCTTCCAGATGAACTGTTACATGATTTATCAGTGCTTGCAAGTGAGCGGAGCTGTGATAGAGATATAAAACCATTGTTACAGCATAGAGAATTAAAAGAGTCTAAATGGATGAATCATTATAGAGCTTTATATCCGACTTACACATTAGAATTTTCAGAAGGAGTGTGGTTCTTGACTGCCAGCTTCTGTATGAAAGGATACATGTACCTAGGTGATGACTTAGGGCAAGATATTTATGATTTTCTGTATCCATATTTTAATTCGGACATTCTTGATGAAGCAGATGGTGGCTATATAGGTACTATTGAAGATGAAGATGGAACCTACCGGAAAGAATTCTACGCAAACTATGAGCAGTTTAATAAAATCATAGAAAGCAGAGAATACCTGTGTAAAGGTTGCTATAAGAAAATGGATGGATCATTATGTAATGATTGGAAGTACTGTAAAAGAGCATATGATATAGGAAGAGGTGATACCATTGAAGATTCGTAACGGGTTTGTGACCAATAGTAGTTCTTCAAGTTTTATTATTGGCAAAGCAAACGACAACACAGTAACTATTGATTCGGTATATCAAGAAATAAAGGAACTTTATAAACAATATTATAAATCATGTTCTGATATGTACGACTATGTAGAGAAGTATTATCCGGCAGTATTTGAAGTTGTAAGTACTCTTGATGGAAAAACTATTCATCGACAGAACGGATATGACTGGAAATGCACAGATAGTATTGATAAACAGTTAAAAGCAATGTTTGGAACCACTTGGTATGATGATTTGCCAAGCTTAGAAGAACTTTCTTGGACAGTTTGTGAAACATACACAGACTATGAACAGTTTTGGATTCAGAGAATGCAAGAAAGAGGGATACATGCACCTTTTTATATAAGAGATTTTTCTTCTAATGATCCATATATCCCTTTGGATTTCAGCACAGGAATAACAGATTGTATAGGAGATGAAGGAAATGGAGTTGAATCTGATATCTTAGCTTGGTATTTTCCCTGGATTGAAAATATAAAGTATGACTGTGATAGCTGTCCAGATAATGAATACTGCTATAAAGAGGAATGCCAAGAAACTAAACAACAGTTTATGGGAAAAGAAATTCCAAGAGATCAAGCATGTTTGTATATCTTAGGAAAGATTTGTATTTGTTCAGAATGTGGCTATATACCAGATTTTATAGTTAAAAAGTTAAGCGAAATGTCAGAGTATTCATGTAACCATATGGGTTAAGAAAGAGAGGGATTAATTATGATGAACTATGAAATGTTTGTGGAAGAACTTAAAAATAAAATAAGTGTAGCTATCAACATTCCTATTGAGAATATAGAATTTTCAAAAGATGGAGATAGATTTTCTCCGACAGGAGACAGACTGCTGGTGAAGTTTGCAGAGCATGATGATGCCTGGGAGGTCTGTGGGTTACATACAAAAGAACTCTTTAGAGAATTCTTAAATGGAACATCATTTGACATCATTCTTGCTAATACTGTAAGAGACATTAGACAGTTACAAGGACAAAATTCTTATGAAAAAACAAAGAAAATTTGGAACTATGAAACTGTTAAAGATTCTCTTTTTATAAGGCTGCTTAATTATGATGATAATTCTAAAGAATTGAGTAATGCTGTTTATAAAAGAATAGGTGATATTGCTCAGGTATTATATATGAAGGTGTCTGAATGTGATGGAAACATTATGAGCACTAAGATTTTTAAATCTGTAGTAGAGAAATGGAAGGAAGATGGTTTGACCTTAAGTGAAGACAATATTCTGGAAGAAGCATTAAGAAACACAGAACGTATGTATCCATCGAGAATTTACAGATGGGATCAGATGCTCTTTAATCCGGAATATGAAGGAGAAGAGTTTATGAGTCCTGGTACAGAAGAAGCAATTAGCCAAGATCTTATTGGAAATTGTCTAACTACAGCAAAGAAAACAAACGGTGCGGTAGCTATATTTTATCCCGGTGTGGCTGAACGCTTTGCTGGTGTACTGGATTCAGATTTGTATTTAGTGTTTACCAGTGTACATGAGGTAATGGTACATAAAGCAGATGCTGTTGATGCGGTAGACTTATCAATAATCTTACAGGATACGTTGGAAGAAGCGACACCTAAAGAAGATTTCCTCACAAGGAAAATATATAAGTATGAAAAAGATACTCATAGATTTCTTTGCGCTATATAAAAGGAAACCTCTCTCTTCTTGAGAGAGGTTAATAGGAGAGTAGATATGAGAGAATACCGTATTTATATGCAGCGTACAAAATGCGCAGAAGGTCATTTTAAATGGATCGTATACAAATGGCTCCCATGGGAATATGTAGGATGTGTAGAAGGGACTAAAGAACTGTATACATACTTTAAGCTAAAGTTCCCATACAGTATGAGAAGTATTAATTTTTACCATTCATTTAACTATTTTGATGATGAATATTTAAAAATAGATAATAATTGGGATTTTATGATTTGCACTCACGAATATCACAGATATTTGATTATAGACGATCATGGTAATGTACGGGATTTTCATCAGCTTACTAAGAAATATAAGAAGAAATATTATCGTACATATCATAAACATCATGGATGGAATATTCATCGGGCTTCAACAGAGCCGGATCAGCGTAAAAGTATTACACCAGAAGAAATAAAAGAGATTAAATATGAATATGGTATTACTCTCAAACCTATAAAGCCAAAAAGAAAAACAGATTCATGGGATCATGTAAGAGGATCAAAAGTGTCAGGTTGGAAGATGCAGAGTAAAAGAAAGAAACAGTGGAGGTGAAAAATGAAGATATATTTACTATGTACATTGGATAGTGAACATTATAGAGAACCATATTTTTACTTTTTTGAAGCTGCTTTTGCGGCTCATAAATGGGTTATAGACAACTTAGTCAGTATTACAGAGGAAAGCCGAGAAGAAGTAATAAGTGAGCTTGAATATAAAAATGTAGACGGATCCGACGACCAGATCATGCGAATTGATTATTCATACGGAGATGGAGAATTCTATGTTAACACTATTCATGAAATTGAAATAAAAGATGGAGATTATCTTTGTATTTATCATCATGCTTACGAAGGTGTTGGATTCTATGTAGAGAAGATTGGCACTTTGGAAGAATGTAAAAATCATATGTTAGATTCAGCAGCTAAAATGGCTAATGATTTTAATATTGACATAACTGACGATGATGTATTTGAAGTTAATTCGTTTGATTCGTGTGTTGACGATGATTATCAGTGGCATATGTGCAATGTTATTCAGTTCAAGGCAAGCGAAATTATAGGAGATAAAGAAAAGGAACTTGATAAATCAGATTCTGCTGGGTTAAATGATGATATTCATAAATATAGTGATGAAGTCTATAAAGAATTGAAGAGCATATATGAGCCGCTTCCGATGTATGGGTGCGCCACCAACTATGCCGAAACTTCATTAGGAGAAGTAATTGAAGATATTAATGCCAGACCAAAATATGAAGTATTTAAAGAATTGTGTAACTATCATGGAATTGCACCTAGTACGGTAGAGTATCTGTACGAATCTATTTGGGGAAAGCCAAAGGATAAAACAGTTGGATATTTCTTATAATACAAATAAAAATAAGGGGATAAAATTGCAGTATTTTTTAATAGGAGTTATAGCAAGAACTATCATTGAATGGATATTTAGATGAAAGAAGGTGAAATATGAAAACTTATAACAGAAGAGAAGTTGAGAGAATTATTCTAAAGAATGGCTGGGAACTAGACCATTGTACTGGAGGACATTCGATTTATAAGAAAGAAGGTGTAAAGAAAACATTGTCTATTGCTTATAAGAAATGTAACCGGATGGTTGTGCAGAGACTTATTAAAGAATTTGGGTTAGTTACATAGGAGAATAATATGAAAAATAATAGTTGGACTCCCATTAGTACTGGTTTATTACCAGATGATATGGAAGATGTACAAGTAACATATATTGGATACAACGATCATGAGCCTTATTGTGATGCATTTGCGTATAGAAATGATGGAGATTGGTATTGGTCGTTAACCGACAATGAAGTTAGAGTAGAAATAACAGCATGGAAATATAACAGTGAGCCCTATAAGAAATAAATGCTAAATAGAATTGAAAGGTAGAGAAGGTGAAAATATGAGTTGGCACACAGAATGGGGAGACTTTCCTGAACTGTATAAGGAAGTAGAAATTCTTATGACTGATGGCAGCATCAAAAGAGATATGATGGTTAAAGGAAAATATGGAAATTATGAATGGAGGAATTGGACAGATAAGTGTGTTGTAGGATGGAGACCTATTGAAAAAACTACATAAATACTATAAACTGTAAATAGCCATCTTTTTGTATCAAGGAAAGGTAAGGTGAATTTGGGAAAGAAAGTTAAAGTAAGAGATATGAAGCCAGGTTGGACATATAGAGTACCTGGCAAAACATTGGAAGAAATTTATGAAAGTGCGCATGAATATGCTAAATGGCCTCCGGTACAAATGACAGACGCAAAGCAAAATACAGGTTTATTATTGCTCAAAGTTACTGAAGACAATAAAAACAATTGGGATGAAAAATACGGGTTCAATCTATATCCTATACATGAAGAAGTTGAGCTGACAGAAAAAGCACTGAGGCCCGGTCAGCAAGGAACTTTTCAAGTAGTAAGAACCGGGAATAAGGTTTGGAACTATCATCCCAATTGTACTGTCCGAGTAGAAGTAGACTCATTAGATTTTGAAATGGAAGAAGCTTATCCATTCCCTATTGCTGTAGTGAGAGATGACTATGAGCCAATACCTTTGCCGAATCCATGGACATGGGGGGAAACAAGCGATCCTGATTCTAAGGCAGCAAAGCATGTAGATGTTTGGGACGAGTCTGATGCAAAGACTATAGTTATATTAGGAATAATATCATTTGTACTGTTAATGGCTGGACTTTCTGGTTTGAGTCTACTGATAACAATGTGGGCGGTAGCAGCAGCTTATTTTCATTCAAAGCATGAAAAAGTAAGAAAAGAAATCCTTGAACAAAGAAATAAACATGGAATTAGTGGAAGTGGATTAGACCACAAATTTAGATGGTGAGGTGAATTGCATGAAAGGAAGAGAAGAACATAAATATAAATCAGAAAGCAAGATGAGAGCATTGCTTAGGGATAAGCCACAATATTTCACTGGTTATTATAATGGTCTATTCAATTCATGCGAATATCTTACTGCGCAAAATTATACTATGACGGCTGTTAGGTTTATGAACTATTTGAAAGAAAACGGGTTTATAGAGTCAATAGAAGATTGTAATGGAGCAATGACTATTGACAATGTAAACTCTTATCTCTCTTGCTTAAGAGGAAGAGATGGAGGATATAGTTCAGATAGTGCTAAAGCAACTACTTATACGGCATTAAAATCATTTGCTGATTATTTGTTAAGCAGAAAAATGATTTCAGAGAACCCTTTTGATTGTGGCATAAAAAGAGTTTCTGTAAAAGATCCGCTTAAACAGGTTGTAATGACAGCCGCAGAGTTGAAAAAAGTTGTTGAAAGAATAAATGATAATTCTATTGGTACAAAAAGGGCCAACGCAAGAAGAGAAGCATGGAAGGAAAGAAACCTTGCTATATTTACTCTTCTTATGGTAACTGGTATTCGTGTTACTGCGCTTACAGAACTTAATATGGAAGATATATTCTGGGATCAGAAGATTATTAGGGTTACTGATAAGCGCAGAAACACTTATGAATGTGAACTTGATGATGATAGTATGGATATTTTAAGAAATTGGGTAATAAAACGTGCAGAACTTTTGAATAAAAGAGATTGTAATGCTCTTTTTATTTCTAACAGACGAACAAGAATCACTGACAAATCAGTGAGAGATTTAGTTAAGGCATATACCGCAGATTTTGAAAAACATATTACTCCTCATAAATTTAGAAGTACTTTTGCTACATTATTATATGATCAGACAGGAGACATTGCATATGTACAGCAATTAATGAATCATTCTCGACCTGACACGACACAAAGATACATCGTTCGAAAGCCCATTAATGCTGAAGCTGCTAAATATGTAAATAGTTTATTGAAATAAGTTCTAAACAATGATATAATACAAGAAAGGAGGTTGCAAAATGTTAAGAAGTGAAAACCTGTATGAGATACTGGATAAGTATTTTTCTCAAATCCAGAAAAATTCATATTACAAGAGAGAAGTACAAAAATTTCTTATGAAAAAATATGAATACTCAGATATTGAATATATGCAGTATATCATTGGAGCAAAAAGCAAAGATGAAATTCCAGACAATGAAATGTATTGGCTTATTGATGCGTTTAATAATGTTTTTAGGACAAATATGGAAATGAAAACATATTTTTCTGATAAGGAAATAGTAAGATTTTCGAGCCTAAAGGCAGATTATTTAAAAACAGATATTTATCCAATAAGAATAAGTCCAGTGATAGAGATAGCTGAAGATCAATGGGTGACAAAAATAAGTATTGATTTACTAAAAGAGTTTTATGATAACCAGCTTATAATATACAATCCAAGGACTCAGCGTCAACTTAAACAGAGACGTAGAGGACAAGATGTATCATATACAATTGATATAGTTTCTTCATCAGTAAAAGCTATTGAAGGTTTAATGAGCAAGGGAGAATTTGTACCTAATGCTTTAACTCTTAATCTCAATGTTGATGATCCAGAGGTAGATTTTGATATTGTTGGATCAGAATTGATACTTAATTCTGGTAAATTTGATATCATTGATGGTTTTCACCGGTTTAGAGCTGCAATAAACACGAAAATTAAGAATCCTGATTTTCAGTTTAATTTTATTCTGAATATCATGAATTTTACAGAAGACAAAGCATGTCAGTATATTGAGCAGGAAGATAAGAGAAATAAGATTTCTAAAAGTTACTTAGCTTCTATGGATAAGTCGTCTCCTACTAATATAATTATTGACAAACTAAACAACACATTGGATAGTCCAGTAAGAGGTAAAATTGAAAGAGCACATAGAGGAGAAATAGACAGAGCTACTTTGTTTTCATTATTGGAGTTTATTCTTAAAACTAAAAATATGAACCGGAGTCAGTGTATCAAAACTGCGGTATTTATCATAAATATTTTGAAGATAGTTCAAGAGAATAATCCAGATGTTGTATTTGATGACACCACTATGCCAGTAGTGTTATATGGTTCATCTATCTCAAAGGATGCATATGAATGTGCAGAAAAAATAGAAAGTGCATTAGGAAAAGATGTGCCGATTATTAATAGTGTTACAAACATGAAAGTAAATAAAATAAAAGCTTTATTTGAGGAGGTGTGATTATGTATAATGAAGAACGGAAGAAAGAATATCTGCGACATGTAGTAGAAGATCTCGGACAAACTCCACAAAGTGCGAAAGCTCTTTTTAACAAAACGGAAGACTATGAGGACTTACTTAACAAGGACTTATGTGATTTTACTTTTTCTGAAATAGATAAATTGTTGTCTACATTTGCAGCCTCATCAATAAATGCCTTAAGGAAAAATATAAGTGTTTTACGGAAATATGCTGACTGGTGTTGTTCCTGCAACATATCTATAGACAACATAAATCACTATGATGAAATAAATATGGAAATTGAAAGTCTACAGAAATATCTTAATAAGGAGAGAGCGGTGTGTCCCAGCAGAGAACAGGTTTTAAAGGATATTTCTAAAATTAGAAACTATTCTGATAAATTTTTAATTCTGGCTTTGTTTGAAGGAGTAAGAACAGAAGCCCCCGGTGAGCTTTTAAGAGCTAAAATAAGTAAGTTGAATGGTAATATCCTTACTTTCGAAAACGGAGAGGAAAAAACTTTGTCAGAGACGCTGGTAGACTTGGCTAAAGTTAGTTCACAAGAGGAGGAGTATATATCTTTTACTGGAACTGCTTCTTTATTAAGTATGAAGGGGAATATTGTTAACTCCAGGAATAATACACGTAGTGATTCATTAGAAGCTTTAAATCTAAGACTGACAAATAGGTTAATTGCGCTTAGAAAAGAGCTTAATATTCCGTATCTGACTATTCCTCGACTCTATACAGCCGGAATTGTAGAGCAGTTTAGAGAAATAATGAAGAAATATAATGTTTCTAAGGAAGATATCTTTGAAAGCCAGTATGTTGAAATGGTTAGTTCAAATTATAATATAAGTTCTTATGGCAAAGGAACTCTTAAAAATAAATTTTATAGTTATTTATAATAGATAATACCACACATAGATTGACTTAATTTGCTGTGTGTGGTAATATTTAAACATAATAAGCGAACAAGCGTTCGAACATTGGAGGGATTGCAGTGTTAGAGAGACTTTATGAATGTTTTGGAACTGAGGAGAGAATTGGATTAATTTGTCACATAAATGGCATGGAAATGGGGTGGATGAACTTTGTAATTGAAAATATATATGAAGAGGGAGATGTTGTAAGAGTAGAAACCGGAGATTCCTACATAAGACTGGAGCCGAAGCTTTATGAAGAGGTTCCAGTTGGAGAAGGGGAAAAATTTGTTCATGGTAAAGATTATGTTATATTGTATAAAATGGAGGAAGAAGAGTGCTTTTAAAAGAAATGCGTGAATTAGTGGAAGAATTAAATATATATGCTCATGCGTATTATATGGAAGATACTTCTCTAATTTCTGATTATGAATATGATAAAAAATATGATCGACTTAAAGAACTTGAGAAAGTTACAGGTATTATTTTAGCCAACAGTCCCACTATCAATGTTGGCTCAGAAACAGTTAGTGAGTTAGAAAAAGTCGAACATGATCATCCAATGTTGTCCTTAGACAAAACAAAGGATATAAATGAAGTTGAAAGTTTTATGAATGGTTTGCCAGGATTAGCCATGCTAAAAATGGATGGGCTTACTATTTCAGTAAAATATATAGATGGTAAATTGGTTGCTGCAGAAACTAGAGGGAATGGAATCATCGGAGAGAATGTTTTACATACAGCAAACAGTTTTGTAAATCTTCCAAAGGAAATTCCTTATAAAGATGAAGTAGTAGTTGATGGAGAAGCTGTCATGGAAATCCATCATTATACTTATCTTAAAGAGCTAAAAGATATTGATCTGAAAAAAGATGGAGAAAGAAAGGGACTTTTTGGTGAAGAATTAGAAAAATATATTAAAGATAATGGTATTAAGAATATCAGAAATTTAACTGCTGGCTCTGTTAGACAGCTTGATAACTCCGTTACAAAAGAAAGAAAAATCAAGTTCATTGCTTGGAAGGCCGTTCGTGGAATAGATGGAAATAGTTTCATGAAAAGATTACAGATATTAGATCTGTTAGGATTTGAAGTGGTCCCTTGGGTAAAAGTTGATAATATTGAAGAGAATATTAAAGAACTTAGAAAAACCGCAAGAGAAAAAGATGTTCCTATTGATGGAATCGTATTTTCATATGATGATATTGATTATAGTGAAAGCTTAGGAAACACATCACATCATGTTCGATCACAATTGGCATATAAATTTGCAGATGATAAGTTTGAAACAGTAATTAGAGATGTGGAATGGAGCATGGGAAAGACTGGACAGTTGACACCTGTGGCAGTTTTTGATCCGGTTGAAATAGATGATACTATTGTTGAAAGAGCTAGCTTACATAATGTGAGTATTTTCAAAAGTTATGAACTGTCAGTAGGAGATACGATTACGGTATATAAGGCAAACATGATCATTCCGCAGATCGCAGAGAATTTGACCAGAAACGGTGACAAATTGTTTACTGTGCCTGACAAGTGCCCTATTTGTGGTGGTCATGTAAAAATTACAGGTGAAAATGAGACAGAAGAGCTTCAGTGCATGAACCTTGAATGTAAAGGGAAACTTCTTGGTGAATTATGTACTTTTGTAAGCAAAGAAGCACATGATATTACAGGGCTTTCTAAATCTACTCTGAGTCTATTAATAGAGAAAGAATTTATTAAAGGGCCTTTAGACTTATTTTATCTAAAAGACTGCCGGGGAATGTTAGTGACATTACAAGGGCTAGGAGCAAAAAAGGTTGATAAAATCCTGGAATCAATAGAAAAATGCCGCAAGACAACTCTGCCTAAATTCCTTTATGGGCTGTCCATACCTTTAATCGGTCGAAGTGTTAGTAAGCAGCTAAACATTGTTGAAGAGAAGAGAGCAAGAGAAAAAGGGTTAAAAACAGCTTTTGATAGCTTTATTAAAGATATGGATTCTCAGTATGATTTTACATGTTTGGAAGACTTTGGTTTTGCGAAAGCTTCTTCTTTGAAAAATTATTTTGAAGAAAATCAAAGATACATAACTGAGCTTGCTGCGGAATTCCAGTTTGAAGAAATTTCTCAGGAGACGGTAAAAGATGTTTTGAATGGGGCAATATTCTGTATTACTGGGACACTCACCGAGTTTGCCAATAGAGCAGCTCTAGTAGAGAAAATAGAGTCTCTTGGAGGTAAAGTCACAGGATCAGTAACTAAAAAAACTAACTACCTTATTAATAATGATACATTGTCAAAGAGTAGCAAGAATGTGAAAGCTATGCAGCTTGGTATCCCGATAATTTCAGAAAAAGAATTTTTAAACAAGTTTGTAAAAAAAAGTGTTGACAAGGTAGAATGACTATGGTATACTTAGAGCAAGTTAAGAGAAAGGAGAACAGTTTCAAGCAATAAACAAGTTTGTAAAAAACTTGTTGACACAGAATACGGAGTATGTTATAATACATATATCACAAAAGGAAGAGGAAAATGAGATATGTTTTAGAAAGTGAAAAATATCCTGGAAATTATTTGGTGTTTAAACATGGAAGTCCTCCTCATGTGGTGGATTTAAAATCTGCTCAGAAGTTTGACAATGTACCGAAAGCTTTAAACAGGATATCAACAATTCCTAAAAATTTAAGCATATACGCCCCTTGGAAAGTAACATCAGTTGATGAGAGAGTTGGTTTTGTACAGCAGAATAAATCTCTTGTAGAGATTGGTGATTATAAAAAGAAAATAGATGACAGCATATTGCCTATTAAAGAAATATTAGGTAATAGAAAACCTTTAGAAAAACAGCTAAAGGAACTGGAGCTTATATCTCAGGATCTTGATCACTATATAGAATTTAATAAACTGAATGTTACTTCTGGATATTGGGCCTATAAAATAAAAAAAGCAATTAGAGAGAAACGAAGAAGTATAAAAGAAGATCTATATTATATAGATTATCTTCAGACAGCTTCATTACCTCAAATTGTAAACGGGGAAGGGAGGCCTAATTTAGATAATCAAAAATATCGAATTAGATCAGATATTGGACAAGAGTTTTTTAATCAGAAGTACATATCTAAAGAAATAGCAGAGAAGATTTGCAAAGAAATAGAGGAGATTACATAATGAATGAATTAATTATGCTGGTAGGTTTACCTGCTTCCGGTAAAAGTACATGGGCTAAAGAGTATTCAGAAACTCATCCTGATTATATAGTGCACTCTTCTGATAAACTCAGAGAAGAAATGTATGGAGATAATTATGATGACGCAGACAACAGTAAAGTATTTGAAGAACTGCATCGTAGAATACTGGAAGATTTGAAAATGCATTCGGTTATTTATGATGCTACTAATTTGGTAAAGAAAAGAAGAGTGCATTTTTTAAAAGGAGTTCCTAAACATGTTTATAAAACATGTATTATGTTTTTGAAAACGTATGAAAAATGTTTAAAGGATAACTCAAAAAGGGAAAATTCAGTTCCAGACGAAGTGATTACAAGAATGAGGAAAGTATTTTCTCCACCAATGTACCATGAAGGGTTCAATGAAATTAGAGTTGTACAAGATGATCATAAAGATATAAAAGAATTAATAGATATGGCTCGTGACTTCGATCAAGAGAATCCACATCATTCTCTTACTCTTTATGAACATTTGAAAAAGGTTTCAGAAGGAGTACCTAGAGAAGAAAAAAATTTATGGGTGGCGGCCTGTCTCCATGATATTGGAAAGCTTTTCACTAAATCAAGAATTAATGGAAAAGGTGAAGAGGATGATTACTGTCACTATTATCAGCATCATTGTGTTGGAGCTTATGAATGTTTAACATGTTTTGATTTTTCCGGTGCACTTACAGGAAAAGATATATATGATGCTTTTTATACAGCAAATTTGATTTATTATCATATGCATCCCTATTTATCATGGTCGCAATCAAACAAGGCAAAGAATAAAGATAAGTATTTAATTGGAAAACAGATGTTTTCAGATGTGATGTTATTACATGAAGCAGATGTTAAAGGGCATTGATTTTCGATATAAACAATGATATAAAACAGGAGAATAAAAAATGAGAATTATTAAGGTAGGAAACACATTTAGAACTTACGACGATTCATTAGAAACTTTCGACAAGCTTCCGGCTCAGAATTATGTCGTGAGGTTTCAAAAGAATTCTGGTTTCTTTTTAGAAAAATATGCAGACATAGAAATCAAAGAAAAAACCTACGGAGTACATATGAGTAAGGTTGAAAAAGTTCTTAAAGCTTTCCCAAAAGCAGAAAAGAACCTTGGCGTTATCCTGTCAGGCAATAAAGGAATCGGCAAATCATTGTTTGCAAAGACATTGGCTGTGGAAGCAACAAAAGTTGGTTTACCAGTTATCATTGTAGACACGTATATTCCTGGAATTGCAAGTTTCATAGAAGAAATTGAACAGGAAGTAATGGTACTGTTTGATGAATTTGATAAAACATTTGGCAGTATTAAAGCTGCTGATGGCATGGCAGATCCTCAAACAGAAATGCTTACATTGTTTGATGGATTGTCTCAAGGGAAGAAAATGTTTGTGATTACTTGTAATGACCTCAACTCGTTAAATAGTTATTTAGTAAACAGACCTGGAAGATTCCACTATCATTTTAGATTTGAGTATCCGTCAGATGCTGAAATTACAGAGTACTTAGAAGATAAGTTAGATAAACAGTATTACAGTGAAATTGAAAAAGTAATTTCTTTCGCTCACAAAGTAGATTTAAACTATGACTGCCTGAGAGCAATTGCATTCGAGTTGAATTTTGGAGAGCCTTTTGAGATAGCAATCAAAGATTTGAACATTATTAATCTGAATAGTGTTATATATGAAGTCATTTTACATCTTGAAGATGGTTCTGAAGCAACTACAAAATTGACTATTGATTTCTTTGATAAGAGCGCAACGATTGAACCAGAATTCTGCTTTAAAGGAACCTATGTAGATGCTTCTTGTAAAGTTCTTGATTGTGAGTTTGATCATAAAAAAGGCATCATTTATGTATCTGGAAATGATATTAAATTAGAAAGTGATAATTACTACAATGATGAAGAAGATAAAAAGATCATCAAAACAATGAAGCCAGCATATATGACTTTTGTAAGAGCAAAAAGTAGAGAATTGCATTATGCAGTATAAATAATCTGTATATAGATACCTTCATAGGTATCTATAGAGGGTAGTGGCCAAGCGGTAAGGCACAGCACTTTGACTGCTGCATTCATGGGTTCGAATCCCATCTACCCCGTAGTTCTAAGTTAGCTCTGAAGGCCAAAGAGGTAACCGATAGAACTAAGGTATACCTACTTATGTTCATGGCGAACATAGATAAAACTTAAGTGAAAATTTGGATGGTTTAATAACTGGAACCTGTTCAAAAAAGGGAACACAGTACATTGGTAGCAATGGTTTGAATGTACAAAACATTTATATAGATGTGCTTTGTGCTAATGAGGTTGTAAGTGGGAAGTTGGAGGATGATCTGGTTAAGCAGATGTGTAGATTAGTTATGAAGCAAAAAAGTAATTGAGTTAGTGAGGTAGAAATAATGTGGGAGGGCTTTTGAGAGTGATGACGATCGTTCGTGTAACTGACACGATTGCATAAAAGTTTTTTACAGATATTGTTACATTTCTATATTGTGGGTGTAATTATAACGCCCACTACATGGAAACTTAGCTCAGTTGGTTAGAGCAACCGGCTCATAACCGGTCGGTCCTGGGTTCGAGTCCCAGAGTTTCCATTTCTCCTGACGAAGGAGTGACTTTTGAGAGCTCTAATTTTCAATAGTAAAGAGCCGTTGCTGATTTGGTAGTGAGAATCAGATGGCGCTGGAAAGACAGATAGTTTTTGAGATGTTTTGTAATGAGACAAACATTCAGCTTTAGAGAAAATGTAGGGAATTGAGCTGATCAAAGAACACATAATCCTGTTGTGACTGCAGCATGACAGGTCATGCATGAAAAGTGATAAGTAGCTCAGTTGTGAAAAAGAGCGCACTGCAAAAGTGAGGTCGGTGGTTCGAGTCCACTCTTATCACAGTCAATTAAATTAAAGTTTAAAATTCAGGAGGTATTTATTATGACAACAGAAAAAATGAATGTACATAAAGCATTAGCGGAACTGAAGATCTTAGATGATCGCATCATAAAAGCAATCAACAGTGTAGAAGCTTGTATTTCAAATAAGCATTCTAACACAAAGGTCAAAGGAGTGGATATCAAAGTTTACACAGGAGTTATGAAATCTTCTTATGATAAAGCAACTGATTTAATCAAGAGAAGAGAAGCTATTAAAAGAGCTGTAGTTCTTTCAAATGCAGTAACTAAAGTCACTGTTGCCGATAAAGAGTATACAGTAGCTGAAGCTATTGAAATGAAAAATCATGGAATGGACTTCAAGAAACTTTTAAAACAGAAAATCAAAAAACAGTATGATGCTGCTATGGCTCAGATCATAACTGAGAATGGTAAATTGGAAGATAAAGCTGAAAATTATGTTGTAGGGCTCTATGGCAGTAAAGAAGGTAAAACCTCTACTGAAGAGTTTACAAAAACTAGAGAAGCTTATATAGAAGCTCAGACAATGGAACTTGTTGATCCAATTGGTGTTCTTAAAGAAATGGAGGATTTAGAAACAGAAATTGCAGAGTTCACTGCTGAAGTAGATGCGGCACTTTCAGTAAGTAATTCTCTGACAGAAATAGAAATTACATACTAAGATATATTCACTGCTTATCGAAAACTTTAAACTATAATCTATATGTCTTTTTAGCTGGGTTAGACATATATAAAACAATAAAGAAACCACAGCATTACTTATACAGTAGATAATAGTATAAAATACAAAATGGATTAGGATTACGTGGTCGTATAGGACCTGTAAGCTTAATATATTATATTATTGGATGAGGCAGATAGCCATAGTACTGTAAAGTTCAAAGATTAAAACTCAAATCTTAAAATTCAAAATTCAAAGTTTATCCCAGTTTAAAGATTAAAGAATAAAGCATAAAGAATAAAGATTTATCAAATCCTTGGTAAAAGTTTATGAGCATGATTATACTTGGCTCTTAGTTTGTACAAGGCTGGTAAGTAGTGAATAAGTAAATATAATAGTCGCTCTCATTATTAACAATTGGCAGTTGAACTGCCAGTTGTACCCACCCATGGTGGAATTGGCAGACACGTTAGATTTAGGTTCTAATGCTTAATAGCGTGAGAGTTCGAGTCTCTCTGGGTGGATTAATAAATAGAAAGGAGTAAAAAATGTTTCAAGTAGGAGATATAGTACAAGTAATAATAGTGCCTAAAAAATATAAACAATATGATATTGCAGGTGCTACAGGCGTTGTAAAAACAGTTTATTCTAACAATATAAGAATACATATCTCTAGTTATTACAATGAAGAATCAGAAGAAGGAGATTTTTATTTTAAAGAAAATGAGCTAAATAATTTTACAAGAAAGGAAAATGATATGTCAATTATAGAACTTTGGGAGAAAAGAAGTATTGAAAAGATTGATAAGGAAGCTGAAATTAAATTAATGGAATTGCTTGCAGAAGATGAATATACTCATGATTTAATTTTACACATGAATGATCTAAAAGATGCCGGGTTTAAAGTTGAAATACCAAATAATATTTATGATATGACTTCTGATTATACCAGAGGAATGAGAACTATTACTTTAAGTTCAGCAGAAGAGAAAAAAGTTGAAATTAAAAAAGTAGCAGAAGAAGTTGGTGTCTTATTAGAGATGTGTAAAGGAGACGTTGTTAAAGAAATGGAGATTCTTTGTAGCTATAGAGTTGTAGAGTACCCATTCGGGAGAATGACTGTTGGAGGTAATGCTTGTGGGAAATAAAAAGAAAGTTCTGATTGTAGTTGATGTGCAGAATGATTTTGTAACTGGCTCACTAGGTACGCCGGAAGCTCAAGCTATTGTACCTAAAATTAAAGAAAAGTTTGAAGAATATAAAAATAATGGGGATTATGTAGTGTATACAATGGATACACATAATTCAGATTATTTGAATACTTCTGAGGGTAAAAAACTTCCTGTTGAACATTGTATATATCGAACTTCAGGGTGGGAGGTTATAGATGAAATTCATCCTGTAAAAAATAATTATAACAATTTTATGGTATGTAAAAAGTCAACTTTTGGTTATGAAGGCTGGGATTGGGAAGAAATATTTGGGACAGACAGTGATATAGACAATTTAAACATTGAAATCATAGGTGTGTGTACAGACATCTGCGTTATCACAAATGCTCTTCTTATCAAAACTTATTATCCGGAGGCAGAGATCACAGTAGATGCGTCATGTTGCGCTGGAACTACACCGGAGAAGCATAAAGCAGCTTTAGAGGTGATGAAAAGTTGTCAGATTAATGTGATAGGAGAGAAATAAGATGGTAGGAGAAAATACTGTGGAAATGAAGAAATTAGAAGAAATTACATTAGAGGATATTCAGAACTACTTACGTAAATATGACTGTGATGGAGTGATCACTACAAAACTTGTTGAAAAAAACAATACAGAAACCTTACAAGTATTTGAGTTTGATGGGCTTTATGACGATACTATTTGGGTGTGCTCAATTTATAAAAATGAGGATAATGATTTTTATATAAAAACAGCTGACGCAACCTCACCGTTTAATCATGCAGATGGCGTTGAATACGATGATAAAGAAAATGAACTGTTTAAGATTAGTACAATTGTCGCAGAATTATTAAGTTATGTAAAAGTTTCACTATGTGATTCTATTGATTATCTCCAAAGACAGGTGGATTTTATCAATAATTTCTGTAATGGCAATCATTTGAATAATCCGTCTGTAATAACTACCTGTGATATTGAGCATAAGTAAAAGTTAAGTAAGGATTATTAAACAGTAAGAAATAGATTATAAGGAGATTTGGAATGATTAAATTAAACGGTGTAGAAATCAAACTTGATAAATATCCGGATGGGACATTCTTATTTAAGAATATCCCACCCATCGGAGGATGGTGTAGAGATAATATTGAATGGTTCTTTGAATCAATGGAAGAATTAACAGCAGTTGAATATATTACTAGATATTGTTGGGACCATAGAGTAGTACCTAATTTATATATGCCTTATATCCCAGATGCACGTATGGATCGAGTCAAGCATGAGAACGAATTATTTACTTTAAAATATTTTGCTCAGACTATTAATTCATTACATTTTGGAAGAGTAGAAGTTTTAGATCCGCATTCTGATGTATCTGCTGCATTATTTAATAAAGTACATGTAGGAACCCCGAATCGAATGATTGAAACTGCTGTCAAGAAGATTGCTAGTAATAATCTCATGATGTTTTATCCAGATGCGGGATCTATGAAAAGATATTCTTCAGCAGTACATCTTCCATATGCTTTCGGTATTAAGAATAGAGATTGGAAAACTGGAGAGATTAAAGGCTTAGATTTATCAGGTGAAATTGATCAGTTACCAGGTAAAGATATCCTTATTGTAGATGATATTTGTAGCAGAGGTGGTACTTTTTATTATAGTGCTAAAAAGCTGAAAGAGGCCGGTGTAGGTAAGATTTATCTTTATGTAACTCATTGTGAAAACACTATTTATGAAGGAGAACTTCTGAAAAATAATGGATTAATTGAGAAGATTTATACGACAGATACGATTTTGACAAATCTGGAAAGTCCTAAGATTGAATTGGTTGAGAGGTTTAGATAAGGAGGAATATTATGAAACAAATTATTATTCCTTTAGGGTGGTGAGAAAATGAAAGAAATTTTAGGAAATAATCTTGAACAATTCTTTTTTGTATTATTAGATTTATTAGATTACCAAAAAGAATGTGGAGCGATATGCACATACAAGAGTAATAGATATGAAGTTTGGTTAATGTATGATGAAACATTTAATAGGATCTCAGATATGTCAGAAGAAGAATTTGTTAAATTCGCAGGTGAAGATGCTTGGTGGAGAAGTAGCAATGGTAGTGTATTATATTCACTTGATAAAGGAGAAATAACAATTAATCATAAGAAAATGATTGGATGGATTAGAAAACCTGGGGATGAAGAAATATCAACAGATATTGAATATTCATCATTAACAGAATATTTATGTGAATTTATTGGGGCTTCTACACCTCATAATGTTGTTGCTTGTGCAATGGATTTGGGTAAATTTAATCATTTGACAATGGGTAGATTGTTTAAAAAATATGAACCAGTGGAGGATGAATGAAGAAATGATGTTTACAGTTTGTAATGTTCCAAAGTTTTTAGAGGAACAGATGAATAAAATGAAAGACACTATTACGAGTGATATGAATGAAGATAATCTTAAAGGTTATGAGTATGCAGTTGAAACTATGTTAAGTATTATTAGACAGACAATTCATGCTGCCGAGATGGATGATGAAATTCTTGTGCATAGCGATAAGATTGCTGATGAGAACGATATTGAAGAGTTTGATTTACATGATTTGTTAGGACTTTATGGTTGTAGAGTTGTGGCACAGAAAGAATTTGAAGAATAATACATGCAAAAAAGCAATCTTTTTTCGGAGAATCAATGTGAAATATGAAAGAATGCAAGAGGAATGGAGAAATAGTATATGAAAGCACAGATTTGCGAAACGTGTGTACATAAACATGATAGATGTTATTGCAGTCCGAATAGTACATGTGATAAGTATAAGAAAATTCAAATGGTAGAAAAGAAATCATGGGAAGAATTTAAGAATAACGGATTTCTCTGGTGGATTAATATGATTTTACATACATTCGGATGGGCGATTTGTGTAGATATCGAAGAAGACGGATCAGTTTCAAATGCTTATCCTGCCAGAGTAAAATTCAGAGGATTTGCAGAGAAGAATAATACAGATGGTTATATTAAAGTCAGTCAATATTTGAAAGACAATGTGGACGAGCTTGTAAAAGAAGCGAATGATTAAGGAGGAGTTATGAATAATACTTTAGCAATTTTACTTTCAGATACATATAAACAAATTCATAATAAAATCTATCCAAAAGGATTAACAAAACTTGTTTCCTACTGGACTCCACGACGATCAATGCTTAAGAATCAGAACAAAATGGTTTTCTTTGGTTTACAGGCATTTATTGAAGAGTATCTGGTTGATTATTTTAATAAAAACTTTTTTGAATTAACAGCAGCAGAAGTTGAACATACATATAAATACAGTATGGATATACAGTTAGGAAACAATTATGACCTAGAGCCTATTATGAAACTTCATAAATTAGGTTATCTTCCAATTCGGATACGTGCTGTTCCGGAGGGAACATTGGTACCTATGGGGGTTCCGTGTATTGAAATTACAAATACACATCCAGATTTTGCTTGGGTAGTACAGTGGATCGAATGTATCCTGCAGGTTGAACTCTGGAAACCATGTGCTCATGCAACAATTGGTCATATGTATAGAGAACTTGCAAATGACTACTATAAAATGACCTGTGATGACTTTTTAAGACCTGAAATGGCCTGCTCAGACTTTGGTATGAGAGGAATGTCTTGTATGGAAGAAGCCGTGAGATGTTCATCTGCTTGGTTATTATCATTTGATAAGACAAGCACAATTCCTGCTATTGATTACATAGATACATATTATGATGCTTGTTGCTGGATTGAAAGAATTGGAATTGGCGCTGTGTCAACAGAACATTCAGTTATGGCTTCAAATTATGCAGTAGACGGTGATGAAATCACATTTGTAAAAAGACTACTTACAGAATTATATCCGAATGCATCTTTCAGCATGGTATCTGATACATATGATTACTGGAACATGATTGACAATATTCTTCCAGCTTGCAAAAAAGAAATTATGCAGCACAATGGTAAGCTCTTGGTTCGTCCGGATTCTGGTGATATGGTAGAGATTTCAGTTAAGACTATCGAAAAACTCTGGAATACA